ATCATGTCCCTCGACACGGCCTTCACGGAGCGCACCCTCGACAAGCGCAACGGTGCCGACCCGACGGCCTGCTCCGTGTGGGGCGTGTTCCAACACGAGAAGCGCGCCAACCTGATCCTCCTCGACTGCTGGGAGGATCACCTCGGCATGCCGGACTTGATCCGGCGGGTGAAGCGCGAGAAGAATGTGGCCTACGGCGACGACGAGGACACGGCCCTGATCAAGCCGCTGTTCGGCAGCGCCAAGCCGCGCACGTCCGGGCGCAAGCCGGACATCATCCTGATCGAGGACAAGGGCTCCGGCATCAGCCTGCGGCAGATGCTGGCCGAGAGCGGCATCGAGGCCTACGCCTACAACCCGGGCCGGGCCGACAAGGTCAGCCGCCTGCACATCGTCAGCCCCGTGTTCGCCCAGCGGCGCGTCTGGCTGCCCGAGAGCGACCGCCACGCCGGCAAGCCGCGCACGTGGTGCGAGCCCCTCGTGGCGCAGCTCTGCACGTTCACGGGCGAGGGCTCGACGAAGCACGACGACCACGTTGACAGCACGACGCAGGCCATCCGCCTGTGCCTTGACAAGGGCCTCATCGGCATGCTGCCGCCGCCGAAGATAGACAGCAAGCCGCCGAGGCGTTACATAAACCCCTACGCCCAGTAATCAGGACGCCCCAATGGTCGACGACGACGAGATGGACGAAGGCGAGTTCATGCCCCTCCCTGACGAGGACGAGGATGAGGACGTTGAGGACACGCCCGACGGCGGCGCCATCGTGCGCATGGAGGACGAAGGTCCGCGCCCGGAGGACGACGAGTTTTACGCCAACCTAGCGGAGGACATCCCCGAGGGCGACCTGAGCGCCCTGTCGTCACGCCTGACGGACCTGATCGGCAAGGACAAGGAGGCGCGCAAGAAGCGCGACGAGCAGTACGAGGAGGGCCTCAAGCGCACCGGCCTTGGTGACGAGGCGCCCGGCGGCGCCCAGTTCGCGGGCGCCTCGAAGGTCGTGCATCCCCTCATGACGGAGGCCTGCATCGACTTCGCCTCGCGGGCCATGAAGGAGATCTTCCCGCCGATGGGCCCAGCCAAGGACTACGTGCCCGGCAAGGCCACGGAAGAGAAGATGGCCAAGGCGAAGCGCAAGACCACGCTCCTGAACTGGCAGATGACCGTCCAGTGCCCGGAAGTGCGGGCCGAGCTGGAGCAGCTCATGACGCAGGTGCCGCTCGGCGGCGTGCAGTACATGAAGATCGGCTGGGAGGAGAGGCGCAACCGCCCGACCTTCCTGTTCGTGCCGATCGACGACATGCTGCTGCCGTTCGCGGCCACCAACTTCTACAGCGCGGAGCGCAAGACGCACGTGCAGTACGTCACGCAACTGGAGTACGAGCAGCGCATCAAGAGCGGCATGTACCGCGACGTGGACCTCGCCCCCGTGGGCTTGGAGCCGGAGATGTCCGGCGCCGCCCGGGCGAACGACAAGATCGAAGGGCGGGACGCCACGTCGTACAATGAGGACGGCCTGCGGACCATCTACGAGGTCCTCATGACGGCCGAGATCGGCGACGACGAGGAGGCCTCGCCGTACATCGTCAGCATCGACAAGGCGACGGGCAAGGTGCTCGCCATCTACCGCAACTGGGACCAAGAGGACGACACGCGAGAGGCCCTGACGTGGTTCGTGGAGTGGCCCTTCATCCCATGGCGCGGGGCCTACCCGATCGGCCTGCCGCACATGATTGGCGGCCTGTCGGGCGCCGCCACTGGCGCCCTGCGTGCCCTGCTTGACAGCGCTCACATCCAGAACACGCCCAGCGGCCTGAAGCTCAAGGGCGCCAAGATCGGCGGCCAGAGCGAGGCCCCCGTGCCGGGCGAGATCGTGCAGATCGAGGGCGGCATCAACGTCGACGACGTGCGCAAGCTGTTCATGCCGATGCCCTACAACCCGCCATCGCAGGTGCTCTTCAGCCTGCTGGGCTTCCTCGTGGACGCCGGCAAGGGCGTCGTCCGCACGGCCCTCGATGACGTGGCCGACGGCAACCCCAACGCGCCGGTCGGCACCACGCTGGCCAAGATCGAGCAGGGCATGGTCGTCTACTCGGCCATCCACGTCCGCCTGCATGACGCCATGGCGCGCATGCTGCGCGTCCTGCACCGCCTCAACGGCCTGTATCTCGATGACGAGCGCCTTGAGCGCGAGGCCGGCGAGGAGCTGGCGACGCGCAAGGACTTCGAGGGGCCGCTGGACGTCGTGCCCGTCAGTGACCCGAACATCTTCAGCGAGGCGCAGCGCTATGCGCAGGTGCAGGCCGTGGTGCAGCGCGCCTCGGCCATGCCGCAGCTCTACAACCAGCGCAAGGTGGAGGAGCGCCTGCTTGAGACGCTCAAGGTGCCCAACTCTAAGGAGTTGCTCAACCCGCCCGTGGAGCCCAAGGAGCAGAACGCCATCAATGAGAACGTGGCGGCCTCCCTCGGGCGCCCCATCATGGCCTTCCCTGAGCAGGACCACCTAGCGCACCTTGAGACGCACGTGGAGTTCCTGAGCAGCCCGATGCTCGGCTCCAGCCCCCTCATTGCGCCGACGTTCATCCCCGTCATCCTCAACCACCTGCGGGATCACATGGTCCTGTGGTACGCCAGCGCGGCCGTGCAGATCGCCAGCGAGGCCCTCGGGGAGGGCGTCGGGGCCCTCATGAAGAAACTCGGCCCGGATGCCGACACGCACCGCGAGCTTGACCGCCTGCTGGTCGAGGCGGGCGGGGCGGCCGTGGCCCAGAGCGCCCAGCTATTCGCCAGCATGCCCGCCATCGTGCAGCAGGCGCAGGCCCTCATGCAGCAGTTCCAGCCGCAGCCGCAGCAGGATCCGCTCCTTGCCCTTGAGGGGCAGAAGGTGCAGCTCCAGACGCAGCAGTTGCAGATGAAGGCGCAGCAGGAGGCGCAGAAGGCGCAGCTCAATGCGCAGGACATGCAGCAGCGGCAGCAGAGCGATGCGCAGGAGCTTCAGCTCAATGCGCAGGACATGCAGCTCCGGGCGCAGGACATGCAGCGGGGGCAGCAGCTTGACGCGCAGCGCCTGCAACTTGAGGCATTCAGGTTGCAGCAGTCGGCGCAGCAGGATGCGGCCGAGATGCAGACGCGCCTGACCATCGAGCAGCAGCGGCAGCAGGCCGAGGACGCCCGCAGGGCGGCCGAGTTGCAGGCGCGCATCGCCATGAACACGAGCGACAACAGCACGGCCATGGAGCTGGCTGCGGCCGAGATCGACAGCGGCGAGCGCTTTTCCGTGAGCACCGGCACCGGCATCAACCCCAACCCGTGAGGAGAAGCGTATGGCCAAGGCGCCCAAGACAAGCAGCCCCGTAAGACCGCCGCACGGCAAGCCGGACACGAGTGACCGGGCGCGTCTGCTGGCCTTCGGGCGGGCGGCGCTGACGATCGCCTCCGGCCCGATCGGGCTGGGGAGCGTACTGACACTGGGCGAGGCCGTGCTGGCCGCGACCCACAGCAAGGAGGACTGAGTACCATGGCCAAGAACGACGCGGCCCTGAGCAAGGGCAAGGCGAGCGGCAGCCTGACGGCCGAGAACACCAACATGCACAAGATGCTCAAGATGGGCATGGACCCCAAGGTTCAGGTCAGCGGCGGCAAGAAGACGCCCGCATGATACTGGAGAGCATGCTACATCGCCTCAGCGAGGAGCAGACACGCTTCGCGCACGAGGTGATGCAGCAGCCCGCACTGGGGGACTTTAACTACGGCAAAGCCGTGGGAATGTACGCCGGCCTCGAGATGGCCAAGCGCGTCCTGCTCGACCTTGTGGACGAGAAGGAACGGCGCGACTTTACACTCTAACCTGCGGAAGGGAGCGAATATGCAGGCCTATGAAATGAACAAGGTGCAATTTGCGTACGACGGGGAGGCAGACGCCTTCCCTGAAATTGACCCGGGCGTCCGGCCGTTCGGCAGCCGCGTGCTGCTGCAAATCCGGCGAGCCAAGACCAAGACGAAGGGCGGCATCATCCTGTCGGGCGAAAGCCGAGACACGGAGATGTGGAACACGCAAGTCGCCAAGGTCCGGGCCGTGGGCCCGCTGGCGTACCACAACCGCAACACCATGGAGCCGTGGCCGGAGGGGACTTGGGCCGGTGTCGGCAGCCACGTGCGCGCGCCGAAGTACGGCGGCGACCGCTGGTCTGTCCTCATGGAGGGCGGCGACGAAGTCATCTTTGTACTGTTTAACGATCTCGACCTGCTGGGCGAAATCACGGGCGATCCGCTCGCGATGAAGGCCTTCCTGTAGTTCGATAAGGCTGAGAAAGGAGCCGGTCACCATGGCCACAATCACTGAGAATGACGAAGACGAGCTGGTCCCCGTTGAGACGCCCCTTGAGGGCGACGAGCAAGACGCGGCCGCAGAGACCTCCGAGGACGGCGAGGACGAGCGCCTTGCCGAGAGCGAGGACGAGAGCGAGGAGGACATCTCGTCATCCAGCAATCGCGACCGCAGGCGCAAGCGCCGGGAGGTGCAGAAGCGCGCCAAGGACAACGCCCAGCGCGAGCTGGCGGACCTGCGGCAGACCGTGGCCATGCTGTCCCAGCGCGTGGCCCAGACGGAGACGCAGACGGTCACGGCCTCCGTGGCCAGTGCCGGCGCCAACGTGGAGCAGCGCCTCGCCAAGGCGCTGTACGACGTGGAGCAGGCGGAGCGGATCATCGCCGCCGCGACGGAGGCCGGCAACGGTCAGGACGTCGTGGCCGCCATGCGCATCCGCGACGAGGCGCGGGACGAGGCGCAGCAGCTACGTGGGGCGCAGACGCAACTGGAGAACATGCGTCAGCAGGCGGCCCAGCCGCGCGTCGATCCGGCCGTCACTGCCCTCGCGGAGGAGTGGATGGGCGCCAACCCATGGTACAAGCCGAATGGCGCCGATCGCGACAGTGCGATGACCAAGGCGATCGACAGCGAGCTGGTGCGGGAGGGCTTCAGCCCCACGACCCGTCGCTACTGGGAGGAGCTGACGGATCGCGTCGCGGCCGCCTTCGGCGACGCCGACGGCGGGGGCGCATCGTCGCCGCGCCGCAGGGCGCCACCCACGGGCAATTCGCGTGAGCACGCCCCCGTGAGCACGCGCAGAGAAATATATGTGACACCTGATAGAAAACAGGCTATGATCGACGCAGGGGTGTGGGAAGACCCTGTGGCTCGCAATCGTTACCTGAAGTCTTATCAGAACTACGATCGCGAAAACTCGGCACGCTAAATAGGAGTGTGACAGATGACCACAGGAACTGAAGACCCCCGCCTGAAGAAGGAACTCGATGTTGTTGGACGCCGCGAGGACACGCGACGCGCTCAGGACCGGCAGGTAACTGAGCAGCGCGAGCTGAGCGAAGACGACCGGCTGGAGATGTTTCGAAATCAGCTATTTAACGACGCATTACCTGATTTGCCGGACCTCCCGGGCTATCACATGTGCTGGCTCACCACGACCAACCCGCGCGACCCAATCTACCGGCGAATGCAACTCGGTTACGAGGCGCTCAGGCCGGAGGAAGTCCCCGGGATGATCAGCGCCACCGTCAAGACCGGCGAGTATGCCGGGATGGTCGGTGTCAACGAGATGCTCGCGTTTAAGCTGCCCATGAGCTTGTATCAGAAGTTCATGCAGGAAGCTCACCACGACGCCCCGTTGCGCGAGGAAGAAAAACTCGCCGAAGTTGCGGACATGGTCCGCGATCAGGCCGAGCGAGCTGGTAGTGTGTTCTACGAGGGCGACGGCATGTCTGAGATGCGTGATACCGCTCCCCGCCGAGGTGCATTCACCTAAGCGGGGGAGAACGCAACCCCTTCGGAGTAACAGCCATGTCTTCGACTTCGGCTCCCTTCGGCGCCCGTCCGTCTTACTCGCCGAGTGGCGTGGTCCGTCCGACCGCCTACTCGATCCTGTCGACGTACGCCGCCTACATCTACCAGAACCAGCCCGTGAAACTCGTCGACGGCCAGCTTGAGGCTGCCGCCGTGGGCGATCGCTTCATCGGCACCTTCCAAGGTGTCGAGTTCACCGACACGGACGGCCGCCGCCGCATCAGCAACAAGTGGACGATCAGCACCGTCGGCACCGACATCGTCGCCTACGCCACGCTGGATCCAAGCATCGTGTATGAGATCCAGAGCAACGCAGCCATGACCGTGGCAGACATCGGCGCTCAGTATGATTTCACCACGGCCTCGGGCAACACCACGACCGGCCTGTCGGCGCAGATGCTCGACGTGGCCTCCGTCGCCAACAACGCCTCGTTCCGTGTCATCGGCCTCACGCCGGGTCCGAACAACGCTTGGGGCGACACCTACGTCATCGTTCAGGTCCAGATCAGCGAACATCAGAATGTCGCTGATGTGGCCGATTATTAAGGAGGGCTTGAGCAATGGCTACCCCCATGCGGAGTACAGACTTCCGCTCAATCGTCGAGCCGATCCTGAACGAAGAGTTCAACGGCATCTATGACCAGCGTGCAGACGAATGGTCGCAGGTCTTCAAGGAGTTCAAGGGCATCCCCCGGAACTACCACGAAGAGCCGGTCCTGTACGGCTTCGGCGCCGCGCCCGAGCTGCCTGACGGCATGCCGGTCACGTACCAGTCCGGTGGCGTGCTGTTCATCCAGCGCTACGTCTACCGCGTGTACGGCCTCGCCTTCGCCCTCACGAAGGTGCTGGTCGAGGACGGTGACCACATCCGCATCGGTCAGACGTACGCCCGTCACCTCGCCCAGTCGCTGATTGAAACCAAGGAGACCCTTGGCGCCAACATCCTCAACCGCTCCTTCAACTCCAGCTATGCTGGCGGCGATGGCGTTGAGTTGGTGGCAACCAATCACCCGATCTCCGGCGGCACCTTCTCCAACAAGCTCTCGACGGCCGCCAATCTGTCGCAGACCTCGCTGGAGCAGCTCCTGATCCAGATCAGGAATGCCGTGGACAACAACGGCAAGCGCATTCGTCTGACGCCGAGAAAGATCGTCTCGGGCCCGTCGAATGTCTTCCAAGCCGAGGTGCTCCTGAAGTCGGCCCTTCGTGCCGGCACCGCCAACAACGACATCAATCCAGTTCGCTCGATGGGCCTTCTGGACGGCGGTCAGGCCAATCTCTCGCGCGTCACCTCGACCACCGCATGGTGGGTCGAGACCGACACGCCGGAAGGCCTGAAGTTGGCCATGCGCCGTGGGCTTGAGAAGTCCATGGAGGGCGACTTCGAGACGGACAGCATGCGCTACAAGGCCACCGAGCGCTATGCGTTCGGCTGGACCGATCCGCGCGGCGTGTTCGGCACCCCGGGTATCTAACAGGGCTGGGGGCCTCGGCCCCCGGCTCTCCTGTCTTAGGAGGACACCATGGGAAACATCTCGAATACGCGCCTTCAGTACGGCGTGACCAACGTCAGCGAGGCGAACCTGTTTGCGGACTTGGTTCAGCCCGACCCGACGCTGTTCCACGAGTACATGAACGACTTCGACACGTACGTTGCGGCCGACTGGGTCGTCACCGAAACCGACGCGGCGGCCACGCAGGCCCTGACGGCCGGCGACGGGGGCCTCCTGCTCGTCACCAACACGGCCGCCGACAATGACCTCGTTGCGCTACAGAAGACGCCCGCTGCTTGGACCTTCACGGCCGGCAAGAAGACGTTCTTCCGCTGCCGCTTCAAGGTCTCGGACGCGACCCAGTCGGATCTTGTCTTTGGCCTGCAAGTCATCGACGTGACCCCTCTGGACGTGACGGACGGCATCTACTTCCTCAAGCCCGATGACGCGGCGACGATTAACTTCATCTGCCGCAAGAATGCCACCACCGGCTCGACCTCGGCGCTGGCGATCGCAACCCTCGTGAGCGACACCTTCATCGTTCTCGGCTTCTACTACGACGGCCAGAGCACGGTGCAGTACGAGGTCAATGGCGTGGTGCTGGGATCGCTCGACGCCTCGTCGACGTTCCTGCCGGACACGACTTGCACCGTCAGCTTCGCCATCCAGAATGGCGCGGCGGCTGCCAAGACCATGACGGTCGACTACGTGTACGTTGCCAAAGAGCGGTGACGTGCGGTATGAGGGGGCGGGCCTCGGCTCGCCCCTGACTGCTTAGAGGACAGGCTCATGCGCCAGATCACCAAGACCCTCACGGCGGCGGCGCCAGTCGCCAACGCCGTATGCCTCGCGCAGCAGCCCCTCGCGGCCGGCGCGCTCACTATTAACGGCACACTGGCCACGGCCGGCGTGGCAACTCTGCCGGCCGCCTACGCCATCTCGATCACGTCCAACGGCAACGACAGCTCGCGGACGTTCATCATCACCGGCACCAACGCGGCCGGCAACACTATCAGCCAGACGGTCACGGGGCCGAACGCCACGACGGTCTTCAGCTCGCGCGCCTTTCTGACGGTCACGTCGGTCACGATCAGCGCGGCCTCGGTAGGCACGGCGCTCACCGTCGGCTTCGGCAGCTTCGCCGTCACGGCGCCCCTCCCACTCGACATCCACGGCTGGCCGGACGTGTCGTTGCAGGTGGTCGTAGACACCACCCTCGGCACGCCAACGTGGACGGTGCAGCAGACGCTCGATAATCCGTGGGATACGCAGTACCCGACGTGGTTTGATCACCCGGACGCCAGCATGGTCTCGGAGACCGTTAATCGTCAGGGCAACTACGCCTACGTTCAGGCGGCCGTGCGCCTGAAGCTCACCGCTGACCCCGGCGCGGCCACGCTGACGATCGTCCAAGCCGGCGACAACCGGGCTTAGGTAGATGTCCTCTGGCCTCTCCAAGGGTGTAAAGCTCTGATGCCTGCGGCCTTCGATCTGGCCATCAGGCGTTACGCCAGCGGCGGCGGCGCGTGGACGCGCAAGGAGGGCAAGAACCCCGAGGGCGGCCTCAATGCCAAGGGCCGCGCCTCGCTGCGCGCTCAGGGGCACGACATCAAGCCTCCAGTGAGCGCAAGGCAGGCCGGCAGGTCGCCCAAGGCGGCCGCGCGGCGCAAGAGCTTCTGCGCCCGCATGAGCGGCATGCCGGGGGCGATGGAGGACGACGCTGGCCGGCCGACGCGCAAGGCGCTGTCCCTCCGCAAGTGGGACTGCCGGGCGCAGGGCGGTGCCATATGGTCGAAGGCTCGGCCTGATGACATAGGCAAGCCGAGGGATCTGTCGGTCAAGAAGAAGGCATTCGCAAAGCGTCGGGCCAAAGTCGCCGGGCGGCCGTACCCCAACCTCGTTGACAACATCGCTGCGGCGCGCAGGAAAGGCAAGTAACATGGACGGCTTCAAGAACACCAGCAAGATGCGCTACATGATGGGCGGACCCGTCGACGGGTACGCCAAGGGCGGGGCCGTCAGGAGCCCGCAGAGGAAGGCCGAGGGCGGCCGCATGGCGGGCACGCCCACGGCCGAGGAAGTCAAGCGCTCCAAGGCGCAGGACGAGAGCCTGCGTCGCGTCACCGTCTCGCCGAAGGAGCGCACCGTGCTTGAGAGCGCGCAGCGCACGGAGGGGCAGAGCGTGCAGACCAAGACTGGCATGCAGAAGAAGGCCATGGGCGGCCTTGCCGTCATGCCGCGCAGCAAGAAGTGCTGATAGGAGTTTAGACGATGGCCAACGCCCTATACCCAAAGTGGAAGGAAGCCCTGCTTCAGTTCACGACTAACAATAACCTGTCGAGCGGAACCGTGAAGGTCGCGCTGGTCACCTCGGGCTACACCTACTCGTCCTCGGACCAGTTCTACAGCAGCGTCAGCGCGTCTGCCGTGGGCACCCCGCAGACGATCGGCAGCAAGACCTTTACGCTCGGCGTCTTCGACGGCGCGGACGTGACGTTCACAGCCGTTACCGGGTCGCAGGCCGTGTCGCTCGTGCTGTACATCGACACGGGCTCGAGCGCCACATCGCCTCTGGTGGCCTTCATCAACACCAGCGTGACTAACCTGCCCGTGACGCCAAACGGCGGCGACATCACGATAACTTGGAATGCCTCGGGCATCTTCGCTCTGTAGGCCGTACAGTGTGAGGTAGGCTGCCGTGGACGAGTTTATCCCGACCCGTTGCGCCGTCTGCCAGCTTTCGGACGGCCTCGTTATTAACATCATCATGGCTGCGCCCAGTGACCCGCCGCAGATCGACTGCCAGCTTGTCGAGGTCATGAACGAGCAGGGCTGTGACATTGGCTGGGCATGGGATGGCGTCGCTTTTATCGCGCCGCTTGAGGTGAGCCCAGAGTAGTGGCGACTAAAACCATCTTTCGGACGACAGGAACGTCCTATGTGCTACCCTCTGATTGGGGTGCACCGTGGTCGATTGAGGTCATCGGTGCCGGGGGTGGTGCAGGGCGACGTGCGAATAACGCTGCTAACTCCTCTGGGGGCGGCGGTGCTGGCGCATACTCCAAGATCACCGACGCTGACGCCTCCCTAGCTGCGTCCGCGACTGTTTACACCTCGATTGGAGCCGGTGGCACCGGAGCAACGACCACGGCAACGAATGGCGGTGCTGGCGGGGATAGCTGGTTTAACGTGTCAGTTAATAGCGCACCGGCTTCAGCAGCCGCAGGCGCTCTCGCAAAAGGCGGCACAGGCAGTTCTGGCACTGCAAACACCGCTGGCGTCGGCGGCGCGTCGGCCAGCGGCGTCGGCTCTACTAAAAACTCGGGCGGCAGCGGGGGCGCTGGCATCGGCGGCAGCGGCGGCGGCAGCGGCGGCGGCGGTGCGGGCGGAAATCGCGGCGCCGGGGGCGCAGGCGGTGTCGTTGCCAGCCAAACGGGTGGTGCCGGAGGCGGCGGTGCAGGCACAGGCGCGAGCGGTACGGTAGGTGCCGTAGGATCAGTAGGCACTGCGACGACTGGCGGCGCGGGCGGAAACAATGCAGCCGGTGTGGGTTCGGGGGCTGGCGGCACTAACGGAGGCACTGCTGGCACGGTTGGTGGTGGAGGCGGCGGTGGCGGTCGCGATACCGGTGGTGCTGGCGGTGTTGGTGGTGCGGGCGGCCCCGGCGCTTTCTGGACGCAGACCAGCGACAGCGCCACCGCAGGTTCCGGGGGCGGCGGGGGCGGCGGCAAAAATGATTATTACGACCCAGCAGGCCCGACTGGTAACGACGGCTCCGCTGGTGGTGCTGGGGGTCTCTACGGAGGCGGCGGTGGCGGCGGTGGCGCAGGCGCGGGTACGGGTTTTGTAAATGGCAACGGCGGTGCTGGCCGGGCGGGCATCATCATCCTCACTTATACGCCTGTTGTGGTAACGCTGCTGCCTGCGCTCTTCAGCAACACCAACACGTTCTACACGCCGACGATAACGCCGGGCGCGGTAACTCTGCTGCCTGCGCTCTTCAGCAACACCAACACGTTCTACACACCGACGATAACGCCGGGCGCGGTCACTCTGTTGCCTTCGCTCTTCAGCAACACGAACACGTTCTATACCGCGTATATTGCGAACACCACCCCGCTGCTGCCGGACCTCTTCAGCAACGCCAACACGTTCTACACACCGACGATAACTGCGGGCGCGGTCACTCTGCTGCCTGCGCTCTTCAGCAATACGAACACGTTCTACACGCCGACGATAACCACAGGGGCAGTCGCGCTGCTGCCTGCCCTCTTCAGCAACACGAACACCTTTTACACACCGACGATCTCGGCCACGTACAGCCTGCTGCCGAACCTCTTCAGCAATACGAACACGTTCTACACACCGACGATAACTGCGGGCGCGGTCACTCTGCTGCCGGACCTCTTCAGCAATACGAACACGTTCTACACACCGACGATCTCGGCCACATACGCCCTGCTGCCTGCGCTCTTCAGCAACACGAACACGTTCTACACACCGACGATCTCAGCCACGTACAGCCTGCTGCCTGCGCTCTTCAGCAATACGAACACGTTCTACACACCGACGATCTCGGCCACATACGCCCTGCTGCCGGACCTCTTCAGCAACGCCAACACATTCTACACACCGACGATAACGCCGGGCGCGGTCACTCTGCTGCCGGACCTCTTCAGCAACACGAACACGTTCTACACGCCGACGATCTCAGCCACGTACAGCCTGCTGCCTGCGCTCTTCAGCAATACGAACACGTTCTACACACCGACGATCTCAGCCACGTACAGCCTGCTGCCGGATCGCCTTGACAACGTCACGGTCTTCTACACACCGACGATTACCGGCGGCAGCCCCGTGCCGATCCCGTACCACCCGTGGTGCGCCCGACAGGACATGATTGTTGCCGAGATGCCCCGGCAGGACATGGTCATCACCGAACTGCCTCGGCAGGCCATGCTAGTGACCGAACTGCCTCGGCAGGACATGGTCATCACCGAACTGCCTCGGCAGGCCATGGTCATCACCCAACTGCCTCGGACACCCATGCAGCCGGGCTGCTAGTTTACAGCCGCCGTCCTCTTTGCTACAAGGGCGTCGCCCAGAGATGCTTGCCCTTGTCGTGGCGAGCTGCTGCCACAAGCAAGCGAGCATCCACATATGGCCTACTCCGGCACGGTATCGCAGACGACGTTCGACACGCGCCGCGTGATCGAGCACGCAGCCCGGCGGTGTAGGCTCCCTGCGCAGTCGCTGACGTCCGAGCACGTGGACATCGCCAACGATCTGCTGTTTCTGCTGCTGTCGGATCTGGCCAACCAAGGCACGCCGCTGTGGTGCATCCAGAAGACGATCTACCCTCTGTATGAGGGCGTGGGCTACATCACGACGCTGCTGGGCACCGTCGACATCCTCAACTCCAACCTGCGCTCACTGCAAGAAGTGTCCGGCACGAACACCGACACGTCGACGGAGCGCGTAGTCGAGTTCGACAGCCCGACGGCCGTCAGCACTGCTGGCGTCCTGTGGTCGCAGACGGCCGTGCCTGTCGAGTTCTCGCGCTCGGACGACGGTGTGACGTGGACAGTCATCCAAGCCGAGGTGCCCACCGCCGCCGCCGGGGAGTGGACGTGGTACGACCTTGACAGCAGCATCGCGGCCGACTTCTTCCGCCTGCGGGCCACCAGCGGCACCCTCGGCTTCAGCCAGATCTACCTCGGCAACACGCCGACAGAGATACCCCTCTCGCGTCTGAACAGGGACGACTACGTCAACCTGCCGAACAAGGTCTTCCAGAGCAACAGGCCCCTGCAGTACTGGCTCGACCGCCAGACGCTGTCGCCAGTCATGAACATGTGGCCCGTGCCGAACGATGCCGCCACCGTCATGCAGATCGTCGTCTGGGCCGCGCGCCAGATCATGGACGTGGGCACCATGACGCAGGAAGTCGAGGTGCCGCAGCGCTGGTACGAGGCCATCGTGTCCCTGCTGGCGGCCAAGATGGCCATGGAGTATATAGAGGTCGACGCGGGCCTCATGGCGCCCCTTGACGCCAAGGCGGCGCAGGCACTGTACATCGCGCAGCAGGAGGAGAGCGACAACTCGCCCCTCAACATCGCCCCCAACATCATGGCCTACACGAGGTAAGCGCGGATGTCCGTCTTCCTTGACACAACCGGCAACTCAACCCTCGCCATCGCAATATGCGGGCGCTGCAGCCGCAAGTTCCCGTACGGCGACCTGTACCCGGACCCGAACTATCCGGGCCTGCGCGTCTGCCGTGACGACCTCGACCAGTACGACCCGTACCGCCTGCCTGCCCGGCAGACGGAGAACATCAGCCTGCGCTTCCCGCGCCCAGATACGCCGCTCAACCCATGACGCGCGGCCAACCCCACCCCGCGCCACTGCCGAGCGAGGCTCGCTCCCCTTGCGGCGTGGCGACGCCGGCGCCAACGATGCTCTCCCCGCTAGGCGCCGGCGTCGTTAGACAGAGGAACTGACGAATGACGACAGCGAAGATCAGCGAACTATCGGCAGCCACGACCCTCACTGGCGACGAGCTTGTGGAGCTGTCGCAGTTGGCCGCGAGCGTGCTCGGCAGCGTGCAGTCAACCACGCAGGCCGTGTCGTACGCCGGGGCGGCCTACGGCTCGTTCTACGACGTGACGGACCAGACGGGCAGCACCAGCGCCGCCACTGGCGTGCTACTCGCCACGAATGACATCAACAACAAGGGTGTCACCGTCGTCTCCAACACCCGCATCACCTTCGCCGAGGCGGGCGTGTACCAGATCGCCTACAGCCTGCAGCTTGCCAACTCCGACACGTCAAACCGCAACGTCACCGTCTGGCTTGCCAAGAGCGGCACGAATATCGCCGCCTCGTCCTCGATCGCCAACGTGCCCAAGGCCTCCGATGGCGGCAGCACGCACTTCCAAGACGCGGCCCTCGTGACCGTCACGGCCGGGCAGTATGTTGAGATCAAGTGGCTCCCGGCGCACGTAGGCGTGACGTTGGACTTCACCGCCGCCGGGTCCATCGCGCCAAGCTCGCCCTCGGCCCTCGTCATAGCCCAGAGGATCAACCTGTGATCGAGCAGCTCATCAGCCGGGTGTTTTACGCGCGGAACCTCGCGCACTTCGAGCACTGGCGCGCGAGCGGCACGGGTAGCTTCGCCAAGCACATGGCGCTGGGCTCCTTCTACGACGACGTCATCGAGGCGATTGACGCGCTGGTGGAGGGCTATCAGGGCGCCTTCGACCTCATCAGCGCCATCCCCGCGCCGGAGAGCACGATGGCCGACTGCCTCAAGGCCTTTGAGGCAGACGCGGCGTGGATCGAGGCGCACCACGAGGACATCTGCCGGGGCAACCGGGCCGTGGCCAATCTGCTTGATGGCGTCACGGGCACGTACCTGTCCACGATCTACAAGCTACGCAATCTGAAGTAGGGGGTACTGTGGCGCCAAATATTGATCCAGTGGAGGCGCGCTTGAATACGCATGAGGCGGTGTGCGCTGAGCGCTACTCCGGTATCAATGCGCGTCTGAGGCGCATCGAGGGCTGGTTCGTTGCGGCTGTCGCCTCTCTGATCGGACTACTGATCACGATCCTGTTCAAGGGTGGTAGCATTCCATGAGCCCCGCCGCCATGAAGTTCCTGACCGTACACTGCACGGCCACGCCGGAAGGCCGTCACCACACGGCGGGCGAGGTCAACAAGTGGGACATCGCCCGCTTCGGCTGCATCAGCTACCACTGGGTCGTGGACCTCGACGGCAAGGCCGAGCGGTCCCTCGATGATCAGCACATCGGCGCGCATGTGCGGGGACATAATACCGGCAACATCGGCCTGTGCTACGTGGGTGGCCTCGACCGCAACATGAAGGCCAAGGATACGCGCACGGAGGCGCAGCGCAAGAGCCTGCGCGAGATCGTCGCGGCCTACAGGCGCAAATATCCGGGCATCGAGGTCAAGGGCCATCGCGACTGGAGCCCGGATCTCGACGGCGACGGTGTGATCGAGCCGAACGAGTGGGTCAAGAGTTGCCCATGCTTTGACGTACGGACGGAATTGTGAAGCCCCGCGCGGGGTAGACCGAAGAGGAAGATAACATGCTCAGTGGATACCGCACCTACATCCTCGCCAGCATCGGCGTCATTGCCGCCGTGGCCAATTACCTTGTCGGAGACGCCAGCGTCAGCGAGGCCGTCAACCAAGCCGCCACGGCCGCCGCGCTGATCTTTCTTCGCAAGGCTATCTGAGGCCTCGGCCTTCGTGATATAGGGGTCGGGCTATGGCCACCACCATGACCTTCGAGACGTTGAAAGAGGACGTGCAGCGCTATCTTGAGCGCGGCTCGACGCTGGCGTCCGACCCCGTCGTGTACGAGCAAATACCGCGCCTCATCAATCTCGCCGAGCGGCGCATCGCCCGCGAGCTGAAGATACAGGGCTTCATCAACGTCGTGACCACGACGCTGGTGATCAGCCAGTCGGTGTACGCCAAGCCCGACCGCTGGCGGGACACCATCTCGATCAACATCGGGACGGGCACCACCAACACGACGCGCAAGAGCCTGTTCACGCGCTCGTACGAGTACGTCCGCACGTACTGGCCGGACGAGAGCCAGACCAGCGAGCCGATCTTCTACGCCGACTACAACTACGACAACTGGCTGATCGTACCGACGCCTGACGACGACTACCCCATCGAAATCCTGTACTACGAGCTGCCGCCACTGCTTGACGACACGACCCAGACCAACTGGCTCAGCGAGTACGCGCCGCAGCTCTTGCTGTACGGCACGCTGCTGGAGGCCACGCCGTTCCTCAAGAACGACGACCGCATCCCGGTCTGGCAGCAGATGTACGATCGCTCGGCGGCCATGCTGAACGGCGAAGACCTTGCCAAGATACTTGACCGCTCGGCCACGAGGAAAGAAGCATGAGCTACACGCAGGTTTTTGGTGGCACGACGATATACCCGTCGGACGTCTCCTATCTGGCGCTCACACTCAGCGCGAACGCAACGCTGCAATGGCCCCTTGAGAGCAACGACCCCACCAACCCTGCGGCGCGTATCATCGACGTGACGGCATCGGGCGCGTACAGCGTCCTCCTGCCGGACGCGACGCTGACCGGCGCGGGGCAGACGATGCTCTTCAACAACCTCTCGGGCAGCAGCAGCAGCTTCACCGTCAAGGACTACGACGGCAATACGATCGCCACCGTGGCCGTCGGTGAGCAGTGGCAGGTGTATCTGGCGAGCGTCAGCACCACGGCAGGCACGTGGCGCGTCTTCCGCTACGGCGCCTCGACGGCGACCGTGCAGGCCTCGGCCCTTGCAGGCTACGGCCTGACCGTCACGAGCAGCACGCTCTCGCAGTCCCTGCCGGTCACGACCTTCACGGTCAGCCCGCGCACGCTGCTGGTGACCGACCGCGCCAGCGCCCTCGTGTGGTCCGGCACGGGCACCGGCACGCTTAACCTCCTCGGCGCGGCGACCCTCGGGAACAACTTCTTCCTCGCCGTCCGCAACAGCGGCGGGGGCGACTTCACCATCGACCCGGCAGGCAGCGAGACGATCGACGGCGACACGACCCTCGTCCTGCGTCCCGGCGACAGCGCCAACCTCATGACGGACGGGCTGACGTGGTTCACGCTGGGCCTCGGTCAGGAGGCCGTCTTCGCCTTCGACTACACGTCCATTGCAGTCACTGGCGGCACGTACACGCTCTCCGGCGCCGAGCTGAACCGCATCGCGTACAACTTCGTGGGCGCGCTGGGCAGCGATCAGTACATCGTCGTGCCGTCGACGGTGCAGCAATACTGGGTCGATAACGCCACGACAGGCGCCTACACCTTCTACTTGCAGACCAGCGGCGGCACGCCCCTGCCCGTCACGCAGGGCGCGCGGGGCATCTACTACTGCAACGGCGCGGAGGTCGTGAACGCCGCCACGGCGGCCCTTGCGGTGCCGATCAGCGCATCGCAGGGAGGCACGGGCCTCACGACCTACGCCGTCGGCGACCTGATCTACGCCTCCGCCGTGGGGACGCTCAGCCGCCGGGCTGCGGTCGCGAGCGGCAACGCCCTGCTGTCGCAAGGCGTCGGCGTCGCCCCGGTGTGGGGCGCCGTCGTGACGCCCAGCACGGCCAATACGTTCACGGCGACGCAGACGCTGGGTGGCGGCACGAGCACGCCGGCAGTGGTGACGCCCAACATCGTCGAGACCGAGACCATCGTCGCGTCGCCTGCGACCGGCACGATCAACTACGACCTTACGACCCAGAGCGTCCTTTGGTACACGACGGCATCGAGCGCCAACTGGACGCTCAATTTCCGCGCCTCGGCGGGGACGCCGATGAATACGATGCTTTCGACCGGGCAGACGATCTCCTGCGCCTTCAAGTCGACGCAGGGCGCGACCGGCTATTACGCCTCCAGCATCCAAGTCGACGGCACGGCCGTGGGCGTCACCATCAAGTGGCAGGGTGGCGCGCCGACGGTGGGCGGCACGTCCGCTATCGACGCCTACACCTTCTCGATCACCAAAACGGCGGCGTCGACCTATACGATCCTCGCCACCCGGACGGCCTTCATCTGATGCCGACGATCGCCTCCTGCGGGGCCGCGAGCCTGCGCGCCTATGGCTTTGGGAGCAGTACCGGCGTCATCGACTATCTGGTCGTCGCGGGCGGTGGCGGTGGGGCCGGGTATATCGGCGGCGGCGGCGGTGGCGGCGATGTGCTGCCGTTCCTCGGTCGGACGGTCGCAGTGGCTGCCTATGCCGTGGTGGTGGGCACGGGCGGCACGGCAGGCCCCGATGTCGCCGGTTCGGGTGGTGCGGCCACGGACGGCGGCAACAGCAGCTTCAACGGCGCTACGGCGGTCGGCGGCGGTCGGGGCGGATATTACGATCTGGTGCTCGCCAATCGACAGGGCGGCGACGGCGGCAGCAGTGGCGGCGGTGGGTCGAACCAGAATGTGGTGGGTGTTTCGCAGCCCGGCGCGGTCACCGGGGTGGGCAATAGTGGCGGCACCGGCAGTGCCACCCAGAACTACGGCGCGGGCGGTGGTGGCGGCGCGGGCTCGGCGGCGACCAATGCGACCATCAACGGCGGCAATGGCGGTGCGGGTACCGCCAACAGCATCAGCGGCGCGAGCGTCACCTACGGCGCGGGCGGCAGAGGCGGTGCTTTCAACGGCACGCCCGGGACCAACGGCACCGGGTACGGCAGCCCGGGCAGCGGGGGTCAGGGCGGTGGGCCGGGTAGTGGCGTCACCGGCGCGGGTGCTGCCGGCCAGAACGGTCGGGTCATTATCAGATATGCAACCGGCGCGATCACCGCGACGGGCGGCACGATCACCACCAGTGGGGGAAATACCATCCACACCTTCACGTCCTCCGGCACCTTCACGAGGACGGCCTGATGCCTGAGAGCATCATCCGCATCGCATCCCAGCCCGGCATCAAGCGCGACGGCACCAAGTTTGAGGGCGACGCATACGTCGACGGGCAGTGGTGCCGCTTTCAGCGCGGCCTGCCGCGCAAGATCGGTGGCTACCGCTCGATCAACAAGTACCTGAATGGCTGCGTGCGCACGCTGCATGAGTACACGCAGGACAATCTCACCTACATCCACGCCGGATCGGCCAACCTGATCGAGCGCTTCTTCATCAGCGGCACGTTCAACACGAGCAGCATCATCGACCGCACGCCGGGCGCCGGCTTCACCGCGAATGACAGCAATCTGTGGCAGTTCGACGTGGCCTACGACACCACCGACGGGAGCCAGATCGTGGCGCAAGTGGCGCCCAATCTGCTGTGCGTCTGCAACAGCGAGGGGGGCGCCCTCTTCACGGGCGACCTCCTCGCCACGACGGCCCTGACGCAGGTCACGACGGTCCCGGCCAACTTCAACTGCACTGGCGGCGTCGTCACCCTCCCGCCATACACCTTCGCCTTCGGCAATGACGGCTACGTGGCGTGGTCCGTGCCGAACACCCCGAACGACTTTACCGGCTCGGGCGCCGGCAATGCGTACATCAGCGGGCAGAAGGTCGTGCGCGGCATGCCGCTGCGCGGTGGCCCCGGCAATAGCCCCTCGGGCCTCTTCTGGACGGCCGACGCCCTCATCCGCGCCTCGTACGTCGGCAGCACGCAGATCTTCCAATTCGACACGATCAGCTCGCAAAGCTCCATCATGTCCGCCGCCTCGGTCATTGAGTATGACGGCATCTTCTACTGGGTCGGGACTGATCGCTTCCTGATGTTCAACGGCGTCGTCCGCGAGATCGAGAACAACCTCAATTCCAACTTCTTCTTCGACAACATCAACATGGCCTACCGGCAGAAGATGTTCGCCATGAAGGTGCCGCGCTTCGGCGAAATCTGGTGGTGCTACCCCTCCGGCGACAGCACCGAGCCGAACCATGCCCTCATCCTCAATGTGCGCGACAACATCTGGTACGATACGGAGCTGCCTAACGAGGGGCGCAGTGCGGGCCTGTTCCCGGCCGTCTTCCGCCGCCCCCTCATGGCCGGCAGCCTGCCGTACAGCGTCGTGGACGAGGAGCGCTTGACTGAGAGCGGCGGCCTGTACCGCGTCACGGAGGACGGCATATCGTACCGCGTGACGGAGGAGAGCGGCACCCTGCAGTACCGCTTCTGGGTCCACGAGGTCGGAACGGACGAGATCGACGGCATCAACATCAACCCGATCGAGAGCTACTTCGAGACGGCAGACATCTCGCTCCCGGCCCAGAGCGGCCAGAACCGGGCGATGCAGGTGCTCATGCTTGAGCCGGACTTCGTGCAGGCCGGGCCGATGACCGTGCAAGTGCGCGGCCGCGCCAATGCCCGCGCGCCGGAAGTCGACGGCATCATCATGACGATCAGCGAGAGCGCCTCCGTGCCGGGCGAGCAGGTCGTGTTCCTGAAGACGCAGAGGCGCGAACTGCGCTTCCTCTTCGCCAGTAACTGCATCGGCGGCGACTACCAGATGGGCCTCGTGCTGGCGCACGTGCAGCCCGGCGACGGCACGACGCTCGGCTAATGGCACACGGCGCCGTCAACCCCCTCTCAATGACTTGGCAGCAGTGGGCCGATGCTGCTATACTCAACCTCAACGACACTTGGGCTTTCGGCCGTGCGGGCTCAGAGGCCGAGTGGCAAGACTGGGCGGTAGGACTTGTACGCGCGCCGAACTTTGCGCAGCGCGTCCTCCCCGATCCTTATCAGTTCTCGGATTGGCGCGAGTGGGCCACTCGCATCTTCCCGATGCTTGAAGGTGACCACTGATGGCATACCGTAATACTGCCGCCGCTGTCGGCGAGAGCAAGGCGCCCCTCGGGCGGATGGGTGGTAGTTGATGGCACAGTATCCGGTCACTGGGATGTCAAAGGTCACCGGGGACATCGGTCTCGGCACCGCTTCGTTTGCGCCCGTCGAATATAGCCCGGAAACACAGGCCTATCTGAAAGCAATCGCTGACGCTGCTGCCGGGCGTAATCCGGGCATCGGCAACTATTACAGCGGTCTCCAGAGCAGCGGCGAGATGGTCAACAGCGACGTCACGCTGCCGGTCTACAATACCGAGGATGCGTTCAAGCCCTATCTGGGCCTGCCCGTCGACGACAATCTGGGCTATCAGTTTGCGCTCGATGGCAAGTGGGGTAGCACCGGGCAGGTGAGTGTCGGCAACAAGACGCCCATCTATCTGGTCGACGACAAGACCGGGAAGGTGGTCAACTCGGGTATCGGCTTCGCCAGCGCCGAGCAGATCGCACAGCAGGCCAAGGACCTTGGTGCCGGTCACGCATGGTCGATCTACACGGGCGGTCCGCCCGGGGTGGGCAATCGCGCCGCCCAGAACGAGCCGCAGATGGGCGCGCTGGAGGGTATCGGCAAGATTGTCAGCACGGTGGGCCCGGGAGTGGGCGCGGCGCTTGGCGGTCCTTTCGGTGCGGCTTTGGTGGCGGCAGTGGGTGGTGGTTTGCAGGGCAAGAGCGTTGGGGACATCCTCCTAGCGGCAGCCAAGGCTGGATTCAGCGTATATGCGATGGGGCAGTTGCAAAACGAGCTTACGGGCGCAACCACAGGCGCAACCACGTCAGGCGGCAGCGGCCCCCTCGGCACGCCTACCTTTGCCGAGACGGCAGGCGCGCTGAGCAACTACACCACCAGCATACCCGGCTTCGCGACAGTGCCGGGCATCGGTGGCGGGATCGGTGGCGGCTTCGACGACGGCAGCATCACGATCAGTGGACGCGCCCCGCCGACCGGCGGCGGGTTCGGCCCCGCTGGCGGCACGGTGGCCTCGGCTTCGTTCGGCGGCAGCAACGCCGGTGAGGCACCGCCACCCGACGAAGGCAATATCGTCGTGACGGCGCGTCCCGCTATCCCGCCTACCCCTACCATCGACCCGCTGCTGCTCCTCGGAGGGGGCGCACTGACGGCAGGCGCGCTCACCGCAGCCACTGGCGGCACGGCCGGCGGGGCGGCCACGTCCTCCGTACCGCCCGGCACGCCCACCGCGCCGCCGACTGTCCAGCCCGCGCAGGTCGGGCCGCTGGGCACCCCGACGGGCGCAGAGACCGCCGCCAACTTGGCGACGACGACCGGCACGGCCACGCTACCCGTCGCTCCCGCCACCGGCATCCTCGGCAGCACGCTGGGCCTCACGGCGGCGCAAGAGGCCGCCATAACCACTGCCCTCAAGGCGGCCGGTCTGGGCCTCACGGCGGCCGGTCTGCTGGGCGGCGGCGGGGGCGGCAGCGGGGGCACTGGCACCATCCCCGGCGGCCTCGGCACTGGTGGGTTCAGCCCGCTGTTCAGCGCGGCCGGCCCGCGCTTCAAACCGGCCGACACGGGCGCCGCTCGCACTGCCTCCGACCTCGCGGCGCGCGGCCTGTCCACGCCAGAGGACTACTACCGCTACGCCTCCGGCCCGGCGCAGTCCTTCCACACTGGCGTGCAGCCGGGCGCCATGAACAGCAATAGGCCCTTCACGGGCTACGCCGGCAGCAGCGACCTGCGCGTGGCGACTGGCAGGCCGATGATCCCGAACACCACCGGTCTCAGCGACCTGCGCGTGGCGGCGCCCACAGGCATCGGAACACCGTCAACACTACCGTCATACGTACCGCAAAGCGGTGACATCATAGGGGCGGCACCCGACGAGTCCCATAGCAGCCTGATGAGCGCCGTCCCCGGATGGAGGCCCACCATCGACCGCCCGATGGTGGTCAACACCACCGGTCTCAGCGACCTGCGCGTGGCGGCGCCCAGCAGCGCGGGTCTGAACTGGGCCCGTGCCGAGGAAGAAGCGTGGCGCAATCCGCTACCCATCACCATGACGGCTGAAAATCGCGAGGCGGCTGTACCCGTGCGGGTGGCCGAGCGACCGATGGTCACCAACACCACCGGTCTCAGCGACCTGCGCGTGGCGGCGACTGACAGGCCGGAGACCGTGGACTTCGCCGTCGGCGGGCGGGCGCAGAGGAAGCTGCGGTATGAAGATCTGACGCCGCAGGAGAAGAACGCCGTCGACTACCACCGCCGTAACCTTGAGGCCGGGATCGTGCAGCGCAACCCGGACGGCACAGGCACCTCCTTCAAGGGCGGCGTCAACGAACTCAACGGGCGCGAGACCTACTTCCCAACCTTCTGGAGCGGGCGGGAGCTTCCGCTGGACGACACCGAGGTGGACGGTCGCAAAGTTCTCGGCGCCAGATCGCGGGCCATCCGCTCCGGCATCGACTTCCCCTCATACCCCACCTTTGAGGTCGGGCTGGCGCGCGAGAGGCGCATGCACGACGACATCATGGAGCCCGACATGGAGGCCTACATGGCGGCCCATCCGGCGCCCATGACGGTCGACCGCCCGATGATCCCGAACACCACCGGCAGCAGCGACCTGCGCGTGGCGGCGCCCACGTCCGTGCCGGAGCCCTTGGACTACGCTGAGGGCGGCCCGATCAAGGCGCCCTCCGTTGACGCAAAAGAGTACCGGCTGGGCCCGCTGCCCGGCTACCGGGTCTCAGAGGAACGAGGGCCGCGCGGGCGCATCGACGCGGACGAAAAGCACGCCCGTTACAGTGCCGACGTGCCGATCGGGCGCGGGTCGCTGTCGATGGTTGCCGAGGGGCGGGGCCTAGCGCCTGAAGACTTCTTTCTCGGGGCTGAGTACCCCGTCGGGGACGCCATGCTTTACGCCGAGGACATGCTCGGCGCGCCCTCTTTCGGCGTCCGCCTGCCCATCGGCGACGCCACGCTCGATGCAGCTACCGGCGGTCATCGGCGGCAAGGCTTTGCCGATAAGGCGCGGCTACGCATGCGCGTGCCTTTTGAGGGGGGTGGGTACGCGGTTGGCGGTTCGGGCGACGGCCGCGATGACAAGATACCGGCCATGCTGTCCGACGGGGAGTACGTCGTGGACGCCGAGACGGTCGCCCTGCTCGGCAACGGGTCGAGCAAGGCCGGGGCGGACGCCCTTGACCGCTTCCGCGTGAGCGTTCGCAAGCACAAGGGGCGTGAGCTTGCCAAGGGCAGCTTCAGCGTCAAGGCCAAGAAGCCTGAGCAGTATCTCAAGAGGGGTCGCAAGTAATGGCTACCGATTTCAGTTCCTTCCTTGCCGAGGGCGCGAAGATCCCAGAGGGCTCCGCCTTGCGGGCCACCACGAGCGAGACGGTGATACCTGAGTGGTACACGAACTACGGCATGGACCTCGTCAACGCCCAGAACGCCGTGTCCCAGAGGCCGTACGAGACGTACGCCGGGCCGCGCGTGGCGGGCTTCTCGCCCGCGCAGCAGCAGGGGTTCGCGCAGACGGGCGCGGCCGCCGGGGCGTACCAGCCGGGCCTGACCGCCGCCACGGAGGCCACCCGTGGCCTCCTCGGCAGCAACGGCCTCAGCAGTGCAAGCCCGTACTTTTCGCAGGCCGGCGGCCTGAGCGCCACTGGCGCCGCAAGGCCCTACCTTGACGCGGCCGGGCAGCCCAGCGTGGCCAATATCGGCCAGTACATGAACCCGTACCAAAACGCCGTCGTCAGCCGCATCGGCGAGCTTGGCGCGCGCAACCTGACGGAGAACATCCTGCCGGGCGTGGAGGGGCGCTACATCGCCGCCGGGCAACTCGGCTACGGCGGCCGCCAGCCGGGCGGTGGCACGCCGTCCGGCATGATGACCGACACGGCACGCGCCATTCGCGGCACGCAGGAGGCCACGCTGGCGGAGCAGAACGCCGCGCTGCAAAGCGGCTACACGCAGGCCGCAGGCCTAGCCAACACTGACCTGTCCCGGCAGGCCGACATCGGCAAGACGTACGGCGCCCTGACCATCGACCAGATGAACGCCCTGACCAACCTCGGAACGAATGCGGGCTCGCTGGCCGGAGCCGACATCACGCGGCAGCTCGCCACGGCGGGGCAGCTCGGCACGCTGGCCGGAGACGCCCAGACGTACGGCCTGCGCGGAGCGGGCGCCCTCACTGCCGTCGGCGAGCAGCAGCGTGGTCTGGCGCAGCAGAATATCGACGTGGGCTATCAGGACTTCCTTCGGGAGCAGGGCTACACTCAGGAGCAGATCGACAGGGCCCTCGCCACGTTCAAGGGCGTCAGCAGCGCCGTCCCCACGGGCTCCTCCGAGTACGGCATCGAGCCGATCAACAGCGCGCAGCAGTACAAGCCGAGCACGGCCTCCACCATCGGCGGCCTCGTACTCGGCGCCGCCGACCTCTTCGGCAAGAAGCCCTAGCGCAAGGAGGCGCGGACTATGGACCGATACTCACCGGAGAAGTGGGAGATCATCAAGCGGGCACTCGGCCCTGAGCGGGCGGCGGCGTGGCTGGCGAGCGGACAAGTAGAGGTCGGGCCGGTAGTGACGGGCGGCCTGCCGTCTGGTACGATGCCGGGCGGCGCACAGGAGGGTAAC